CTTCAAAGATGATTGCCTTAATTAAATCTATTTTAAAATCTTTAGAATTATATTTGTCTTTGAAAAATAAGACATTTTACTTAAAATTAGTTAAAGATCATGAAAAAGAACGTAAATCAATTATACAAGAAATTGAAGACATTAGGACTAATCGTGGTGACGCTGACCGTGCTGACCTCTTGCGGGAGCAACTCATCCGTAAAGACAGGGACTTTGAACATTTATCAGCCATCTACTCTAAATCTCAAAAAAGGGTTGACAATCCAAACAATTGATGGTTACTATACCCCTCAAGATGATGAAGTTTGGCACTCTGATGCCAGATTTAGAAAACTTGAAAGACAATTTTATTTTCCAAGTGGTAAATAAATATTGAAAAACAAAAAATCACCTATATAATATACGAAATATGAAGTCGATTGAATTCACACCAGAAGAGGCTCAGGCGGTCATCCAGCTTTTTGATGTCGCCTGTAAGAGTCAAGGTCTTGGGGTGGCAGAAGCTGCTGCTACTTTAACTAAAAAATTCCAACAAGCGTTTGGTGAGCAAACGCAACCAGAGGTTGTAGAATCTTCAGAGTTCGCAGATTCCGTAGAGCCTCCATCAGAAGATAGTGAGTAATTTCTACTTGACTAACTCTATTCTGATGCAAAACTGATCTAGTTATGAAGAATTATATTCTAACATCAATGATGATGGGCGCTGCTTTTTTCAGCGCGGTAAACGCAGCAACTACAGCGGGAGTTGCTTTTGAAGCTGGTGTTGGTTACAGCACTTCTACCACTAATGGTGGGTTGGTTATCAGAGATGATTCTCCTACCCTTTCTGTATCGGCAGAGGCTCCTGTTTCTGTCGGAACTGCTGGCGTAACCCTAGACTTATCTAGGGTATCTAGTAATACCGAAACTGATATTTTAATCTCTTGGGGTCTTACAATTAAGTCTATTGACACTGAAGTTTATTTCGCAAAAATAGATTCTTCTTTTGGTAACTGGGAAGAAGTTGGCGTTTCTGCTTCTTATAGTTTTGATTGGTTTGATGTTGGTGCAAGTCTTTGGCATGAACTTGGAAGCAATGCAGATTATGGGATGGGTCTTAGTGTTTCCCGTAAGTTTGAAACTCCAGTTGCAGGTTTAACGGCTGAACCATTTGTTACCGTCAACTTTGCAGATTCTTATACCGCCCTTGAAGCTGGTGTTTCTGCTGAATATGTTATTTCAGATGGCGTATCTGTTGTAGGAAGGGTTTCATTTGGTGACAATGACGCTGATGGAGGATATGCTCTTGATAATGACTGGGCCTTTAGTGCTGGTCTAAATTACAAGTTTTAATTTTATGAAAAAAGTAAACACTAGGGTCATCAGTGCGATCCGCAACACAAAAGGTCGATTCTTTGGTCTTTATACCTCCAAGGGAGAAGTTCTCAACGCTCAACTTATGTCAGAAACTGATAATTACGTTAATGTCTATGACCGTAATGCTGGTGTAAGTCGCAAGTTTGCCAAAAGCAATATTGCTGGTGTGCGCGTCGCAGAGAAAAATTTTGGCAAGGTTTCTTAACCTTATCAACTATACATCCCAAACATATCAAGAACCCCCCCAAAAAGGGGGTTCTTTTTTTGTATTTATGTGTAAAGTAAATATACATGGAACCTGAAAAGTCTTTAATAAGGGAATTCCTAAATGGAGGATGGTTGGTGCCACTTGTTGGCGCTGCTGCAATGTTTGCTAGACTTCTTTCGGGACAAAACGAATTATCTTTTAAACAACAATTAAAACGAATACTTACGGCTGCAATAGCTGCTGGTATAGCTTGGTTTGTATTAGAACAAACGGACGTATCCTCCCTAACCAAAGCCATAACATATGGTATTATTGGTGTAGTTAGTCCAGAAGTTATAAGTGGGATCGTTAGACTAGGAGAGCGATTCTCAAAAAACCCCGAGCGATTTTTTAAAAAATGAAACCCAAATTCATAGTTTATTGCTTGGCAATTATCTGTCTAACTTTTGGTTGGAGAGGGTTAATACTTACTGAAAACATCAATAAAACTCTAGAAGAGAATGCTAGACAAGCGGAAGCCTCAATTATGGAGATAGGCATGTGTTTTGACTGGTATGGTGTAATCATAGTTGATTCTGTAATCAAAACATCTCATGGTGTAATATCTGCAAATGAAATGATTGATGTTCTTGAAGAAGAAAGTAAAAATAAAGATGAATACTTAGAGGGTTATAAAGATAGTATTACAGAGGATGAGATTGAATATGCAGACTTTGTTTTCGCTCAAGAAGAAAAAATTAGCATATATGTTGATCAACTTATCAAGTGGGCTAATAATAATGAAATAGATAAGATTAAATCTTCTATCCCATTAATGTATCAGATGACAGACCCTACTATTAATGCCATTAATAATATAATGGATACAAAAATGTATTATAATGAAAAAAAATCAAAAGAATTACATGTTCAAATAAGTCAATATAGAGACTTCATGATTCTTGCTATAGTTCTATCAATTGTGATGTCAATATGCACATCTCATAAAAGACGCTCTATTTAAATGAATTTTAAAGGTAAAAAAGAAGTAGTAAAAGCAGTCCAGAAGATATTAGCTATTTCCGCTGATGGTGCTGATGGTCCTGTTACTTGGAACGCTATATTAGCTAAACTATCAACAAAAGAAACTGATGATGTTACAGGGAGTATTGCAGAAAAGATGGTGCAATTAGCTCGCGGTGAAATAGGGGTATCAGAAGTTGATGGTAGTAATTGCGGACCTAGAGTAGATGAATATAAAGCTGCTACTTGGTTAGATCCAGATAAAGGTTGGCCTTGGTGTGCTGGTTTTATTTGTTGGCTTATAAGAGAAGCTATAAATGGAGAAACAGTCGCATTCAAAAGACCTCGAACTGCTGGAGCTTGGGACTTTGAGAATTGGGCTAAAAAGCAAGCTGGCAATGGTGTTGAGTTAAGAAAACCTACAAATGAGGATATAAAAGCTGGTGATATAGTTATATTCACCTTTTCTCACATTGGCATAGCGGTTAAAGACATTGATTCTAGTGGCTATGTAACTACTATAGAGGGAAACACCAACGGTGCTGGTAGCAGAGAGGGTGGCTCTGTTTTAGAAAAAAATCGTCATGTATCTAAGATTAGAAGTAGGATAAGGATTCTGTAATATGGAGTGGGAGGTAGATCTTACTGAGCAAATCAGGGCTAGCAAGTGGAGCATGAAGCGTAAACGCGCTATTGATTGCAACAACCCAAAAGGTTTTAGCCAAAAACAGTATTGCAAAAGACAAAAAAGAGGTGGATCTTATAAGTCAGAGGGCGATAAGGGCAGAGTCCCAGAGAGACGCAAAGATGGGACTAAAAGGCCAAAATCTGAACATTCAGACCTTTATACTGACGAAGATCCAAAAGGGACAATAAAAGGCTTAGGTTTTAAAGATGCTAAAACTGCTAGAGATTCTATAAAAATAATTAAAAACTCTAATAGAAAACATGCTCATAAAGTTCAAGCGATGCTTGTGATGATACAGAGGGCCAAAGTCGCCCTTAAAAGGACATCGGACCCTAAGAAAAAGAAAAATCTTAGAGCAGCTATAAAAGCATATGAGCCAGCTTTTGAGAGGCTTAAAAAAAAGCAACTCTGATATAAAATTTTTTGGATCTAATTCTTTGACACGTTATAATAATTTCGTGCAAAAAGTTAAAATTAAGATTAATAAATACGATATTTTTGACTACGCTGTTGGTCAGACCACTTTTGACCCTATCGAAAAGTGCATCGACCCGATGAGATATGAGGTTTTTGATACTTTTATATACGATACAAAAGAAAAGAAAAATATAGATCAATCAGAGGATTTTTGTCATTTTTCTAAACAAGTTTCTCAATTGAAGACCAACGCTAGAAAAATGCAGCCTTCTGAGATAGATCAGTTATGTCAGGAGCTTGAGGAAATCGCTCCAAAATCTATTTCCATTTGAATTACGATGGTGTAATTAATATTGAA